TGGTATTTGACAATAATTTACGCATAGCAGGGGTATATCCTCACAATGAGACTACGCCGGGCCCATTTGTTCCTGTGCAGAACCCATATGTCCTACCTAACTTGACAGGTGAGCGAGTTGTATATATGTGTGCCTCTAGTGCGGGTCTAGGTATACTACAGATACGTCTGAACTCAGGTATACCAGACCAGAACGGCTATGTGTTTAATTATATAGGTTATTCGACTGAGGCATACACTGCTAATTACCCAATGGATCTGCACTGTATAGTGTCGTATAAAATAGAGGACTCTACTGACAATGGTGTATTTGGTATAACTAATAATACCAGTACTGCAGCCCGCACTATAACCCCCAGGTCTAATGTAAGTTGTCGGGAGAATCAGGCAAAGCCAGCTAGTGATGTAGTCCTCGATGAATCTATTAAGGCGCAGCCATTTCTAGTATGGTTGGATAGGCCGCTGGAAATTGGAGGCGTAGTGAGCCTAATAGGTAATTCACATGAGTTATATATAAGTTGTGGTCGTCTAGGCTCCGGCAGTATACTGATGAGAGTAATAGGACAGAATCTAGTATATTGCTAGCACCTGCGTATAGTTCTGACGTTGTACCTATTAAGGCTGTACAAATACCAAACTTAGATCTCTCGTCATATCACTCAGGCTAGCAACTGAACAAATAACACCGGGCATACAGGATACAATGAGTTATCCCAGCGATACTCTATTAGATGTAAGTAGCTAGAGATAATTAATTATACATATTTAACTACCTCCTGCCTATTCTAAGTTCTTCATTTATTGCCATTGTTTTAAGTGTCTGTAGTCTCAGTTGTTTTAATAAAGCCTAAAATAGTCTCCATTATCTTTGTTGCCTCTGGAATCAAAATATTGAACTCTTCTACTGTTATTGTCATAGTGTTACCTCGGTTTGTATTTCAGTTTCGATAAATTCATAAATATCAATCATAATTCGTGTTCCTTTTTTACGCCATAGATTTAATTCTCCATGTTTAACAGTCCCACTTTTCTTGAATGAGATTTTACTGTTTTTTCTATCATTTATACATGCAAGAAAACTTCCTTCCCAATCTAGATTAGAAATAGTAGATCGACCATCTATATAATTTCTAAAATCACTAGGTGAACCGTCACTGCTATAAGAGTTGTTGCTATTAACCTTTATATCTATTTGTATTCCATTTATAGAATTAAGAATAGGGCGATACCCGTAAATCATGTCTTGAGTTGTGCCTAAAGATGTAAATGACCACTTTATCTCTGGGTAAGTTTTTTGGCAGAAATTAAATATTTTTTGGGATGTTTCTTGTTTGTTCATTGTTATTACCTTAAATACAAATAACTAGATCGCCGACACAAACATTGATAAATTTCTCACAGTCATATCGAGAATTATTACAAGCTTGAATAATAGAGGTATTTTCCTCAACAGAAATAATCATTCCTGACCCTTTATAAAGGATGCGATGACCAATGAAGTCTCTAGTTATTGGGTCGTATATTGGCTTGTTTGTAATTGAATAAACCAAGTGAGAGTCATTTATTCTCATACGATTTAATTCGCCACGGTTTATTACTACTTTAAAATCATCGATAACTTCAATTACTTTAGCTGGATACGTTCCTTTAATTGGAAGTCCTAGCTCTTCATCTGTTGCCATTGTTTTAATTGTCTGTAGCCTCAGTTGTTTTAATAAAGCCTAAAATAGTCTCCATTATCTTTGTTGCTTCTGGAATCAATATCTTTAAACCTTCATTATCTCCCGCAACATCTGATTCTTCTTTAGTTGAAATAAGCTGAACCCAGCTTTTATTTTCTCGGTGATAATCTCCTATTAGCAACATAGTCATCTGAGTTTGTGTCAAATAACTTTCTACTTTAGTCTCTAAAGTGTTAGACGGCTTGGAAAGATATTTAATTGAAATATAATATCTTCCTAGTAATATGTCAGGAGGAAAAACTCCTTGTAGTAATTCGCTAGGATAAACAACAAAAATCACGCCTTTTAAGACAAGCTCCCCATATAAATACTCGACAGTATTAGTGTCCTTGTCGTAGAAACTTATGCCGATCTTTTGCGCTTCAAGACTCCAATTTTTAGGCTGCTTAAAAGTTTCTTTACAGAAAACCTCAATTTGTTTTAATGCTTCTGTTTTGTTCATTAGCGTTAATCCTCAGCTTTAATTGTTTCGGTGAAACATAAAATAGTCTCCATTATCTTTGTTGCTTCTGGAATCAATATATTTAAGGTTTCATTATCTCCTTCACTTTTTGGCTCTTTTTTAATCGAATCTATCTCAACCCAATCATGTCCAATGACTGTCCCCTTTACTCTAACTACTAAAGTTTTAGACGATTTAGAACGATACTCAACCCAAACATTATATTTTCCTTTTAGCTCGTTTGGATAGAGAATATTGATAGAGCCTTCTAATACTACATCGGTGAAAACATCTATTTGCCTTAGCTTAAGAGTCCATTTTGAGTAATCAGCCATTTTATAGGCATTATCACAAAAAACCCTGATTTGTTTTAATACTTCTATCTTTTCGTAAACATCTTCCCATGTGTCCATCTATTACTCCTATCTATTCTTGAATCTCATCAAGAATAAAGTTAAAAATGTCTAGCATTACTTTTCGGGTTTCTCTGTATTTGTTGTCAAAATAATCAGATTTTGACTTTTTAATATAATCAAATGCTATTTGATTCTCATAAGGATAGTTATTGTCTCTATCGTCAGGGTTTATCCATAATCCAAACGTGCCTACATAATACGCTTCGCATGAAACACGCTTAAGCGGACCATCCAGAAAAATCTCTATTATTAATTCATCAGGAAAAAGTGGACACTGAATTATATTGTTTTCAGAGTCAAGATTCCATTTTAAATTTGGATAACTTCTATGACAGAATTCAAATATTTTCTCTGTTACTTGTTTTATGTCCATTAATTTGACTCCTGTTGGGTAAATTTACTAGACAGAATATCTGTCTAGTAATGTTTTTATTCTTGAATCTCATCAAGGATGAAGTTGAAAATGCCTAGCATTATTTTTTGGATTTGTTTGCACAATATCCAATCTTTTTCATCCCACTCATCAACAGTTTCTGTGTAAAACACAAATTCACTTTTTTTATTTGAATTTAGTAAGATTATAAACTCACCAACCCAATCTAATGAATTTAAAGTACACCGTCCTTTTATTCCTTCCCAACCTTCGCTGTATTCATCGACTGAACCACTGTCACCAACTTTTAACAGTATCTCCATTTCAGGTAAATTGGTTAAATCAGTTACTCCCTGAATAGTTTGATGGTATTGATCATAATTAAATCCGTGGAATACCCATTCTAAGTCTGAGTATTTTGCCTTGCAAAAAGTTAATAGCTTTTCCGCTACTAGCTGTATGTCCATTTGTTACTCCTGTTGGGTGAAATTATTAGAAAATACCTACTGTTTCCTCTACTACGATGCTATGATGCCCGCTGCGACTTAGAGCTTCTAAGTAAGTCATTAGTCGGCTTTCGTGCATAGATGTTCTAATTCTGCAAAGCTTATTTTTTTTATCTATTGTCCTGATTTTGTATCTCATTGTCTCCAATCCTTTAGGTGTTTTTTGCAATAATCTAAATATGCTTTGAGTTTATTAGCAGACTCTTGTTCTTCTGTTCCTCTGACAAGTCCTTTGTTCTTATCAATGTCATACTGATTTGATAAGGTTTTCCACACTTTTTAGTTTCTTTCTCCATGATTACACTTTCATTTGTTGTCTAAACAGTACCGTATGATAGACCTTAAATTAGCCTTATAGTCTTTATGAGAATCTATAAATTCTAGCGATAAAGCCGTTGAAACTACTATATAAACCAGAATAGTTATCCGAAAGATTATACTCCATAGTCGCTTCTCTGAATTTGTCATCATTCTGTACCTACACCTTTACTTTCTCAAGTCCACGCTGTTCTAAGATTTTATTGTACTCTTTGATTTTCGAGTATAAAGTGTCACGTTTTTTCTGTACATTTTCTCCACATTCTTGCTTAGAACTCCGATATTGTCCTGCGTAAAAATTAGCATAATAACTAATTGTAGTAGTGTTCATGTTTGCAATAAGCTTCATAATTTTCTCCTTGATTTATTGTTGTTTTTGAACTGATAACTGATAACTAAATCAATTAATTGTCCACCTTGCCTGAACGCCATACATATAAAGTGGGTCAGGATTATCTGGTGGTTCATACATTTCACTATAAGCATCCTCAATGTCAGCATCTTCAATGTCATCAATTAAACTGTCAATCAAAATAGCAGCCATGTTTTCAGCTTCCTCTTTGGTTAATTGAACATCTGACTTACTCCAATAATCAGTTTCATACTCAAGAATGTACTTAACTAATTCGTTAACTTTATCTTGCAATTTACTCATAATTTCCTCCTTGATTCATTACTTAAATCTTACATTATTTTATTACAATTATCAAGAACTGGATTTAGTATGACTCCATGACTATCAAGAACTGTTCCAATAGTGACAAGAGACGAAGTGACTAATTGGAGTAACTTATCTTTTGTCTCTGCCAAATTCTTATCTTCTGTATTGCGCTGTAAACTTTGAGTATTATAAATTTTTTTA